ACACTACGCCTATCAGTAGATGGGGCAATCAACCTACTAGACCTAGTGAACACGCTCACAGGTGAGATTGACAGGCTAGAAAAGATAATCGCATACATTGACGCAAAGGCGGGCAACTAATGGCACGCACAAAACAACTCAACATAGACGCAATCATAAAGGCATATGAGATGGAAGCGAAACGAGCAGAACGCAACGCCAAGTCATGCCTGAAAAGCAATCTACGGCAGGCTACGGGCGAACCGTTAGCGGACTACTGGACACGGTATGCCTGCAAAATCAGACAACAACAACAACAGATAAAGGTAGGGGAGTAATGGCAACAGCACAAGAATTAGCACTAAATATCGGCAAGCGTGGACAGTTACGAGTGGCAGGCACAGCACTCACCTTTGAGGTGGAAATCCTTGACGCTCGCAACAGGTACGGCAACCTTGACTACAAGGTACGCCCAACAGTCGGTGCTGGTGAAGCATGGCATGAAGCGACAGGGATAACCCTCTAAAAGATTAGGGATAACTTGAAACAATGAGGGATAACAGTGTTGTTACCCACAAGTAACTGTGATACACTTAGTTACAAGCAACAAGAAAAGGGGAGAGGGGGTGACATGAAAACAGTAGGACTAGAAGAACAAACTCGCACAGAAGCGGAGAGCGTTCTCTATCAAATTGAATGTGAAGATTACGAAACCGCATTACAAATTGCTTACGACTTGTGCGCGAAGTTACGCACACTAACAAGCAAGTAGTAGGTCGGGTGACTAGCAGACAGGCAGGTGCAAGTCCTGCCCACCCACGATAGAGAGGACAGTCCTTGACATCTCGTAGTATTCGTACTACGGTAGAACATAACAACAACGAAGGGAAACAGCAATGAACCAGTACAGCGTTTGTATATGGAACTTGGAAAAGGTAGACGCCAAGTCCGAAGCAGAAGCGGTAGCGATAATCAAAAACGAATTCTATGAGGGCGCATACCGCAGGGGAGACTTTGAGTTTGATGACGCCGAACTTGTAGAGAATGAACTAACCGATGCCGATTTAGTGGAATGGAATTCGTATAAAAACGGAGACCTTTACCCTACTGAAACATTGGAGTGCGAGGAGATTGAAGCAACCGATGATGGTGACGAAGAAGAATATCTAGTAATCATTATCGGTTCGGTATATGTTGAAGCGGAGAGCGAAGAGCAGGCTGAGGAGAATGCTTGCGAATGTTTCTACCACATCAAAAAAGAAAACTTTACAGTACGCATAAGCGGATAAAGCAACAACCAACAACGAAGGGAGAACAGCAATGAACACGAAGACATGGACAGTGTGGGTTGGTGGCGGAGAAGTCACCGACTACACCGTCACACTTGAAGAAGCACGACAGATAGCACAGCACTGGACAGACAAAGGTTATGACGAAGTAGTAATTGACAACATCACATGGGAAGACATCAACGAAGGAGAACAGCAATGACTAAGGAAACAATCCGAGCAGAAATTATCCGAGGGTTTGAGGACTTACGTTTCTTACTAAGTGAGGGCGTAAGACAGGGAGAACTACGCCCGATGCAAACGTTCGGAATGTTAGAGCAACTAAACCAAGCCCAGTTTCTTATTGAGCAGGGCATGAAGGACAAGGAGACAGCACAATGAGCATCATTGAGCAAACAATTAGAAGGGAACTAGCCGAGGCAGGTTTTCCCGAACCTAAAAATAAAAAAGAATTGAACAGGTTATATCAACAAATGCTCATGGCTCGCTATGAGAATTCCAAGAAGGAGACAGCACAATGAAAGCATCAAAGGTAATTGAATTCATGCAGACATACCACCCTGACGAAGACCTACTCATCTCATGGATAGACCGAGAACAGTTCCCTGTTCAAGATGAGGTGACAGGCGACATGGTGGTGGCAACACGAGAACACTGGTCAGAACTCATCGGATACTTCCAAGACACCGAGTTCATGTCCGAATACGATGTAAACGAGATGATTGACTACATCGTGGAAGCCAGCCAAGAAGACGGAAAGACAGAACCAGCAGGAAAGGTAACAGTCCAATGACCTCGGTACTAATCGCCGTAATCTATTCCATCGCAGGTTACAACGCACACAAACTCACCACCATGAAACGCAAACAAGCAATGAGAAACCACCCAAGTTGGGCGACAACCAAATGAAAATCTACGACCTGAACCAAGAACAAGTCAGACAACACCACTACATCATTACTTACGACAGCAGTCTTGACTTGTGGTATCACGATACCGAGAACGAAGAAGGTTTCTTCCCCTATGGCACGGTATACAACGAAAGTTATGACCATTGGGAAAGCGACTATCAGGGTGACGGCAAATACCTTGAAGACACAGACAAACTCACCGAACACTTCACCCTCGGATTACAAGCAATGAACCGTATCCCAATGGGTGACACACAGTACCAACTCATAGACGGTATGGCACGCAGACTAAACGACCCTGTGGACTGGCTTGTATATGAGATGAGCAAGCACCTAACCCAACAGCAAATCATTCAAGTGATTGAAGAACTACAAGACGCGGTATCGCAATGAGAACCACAAACGAAATGCTTGAAGACTGGGTAAACCATCACATCACCAACGAAGCAACAGCCCGTGAGGTCGTCGAGATATTGCGTCAGCTTTGGGGTTGGACTGTACTTATCAACGACTGGCTACAGTTTCAGGAGCAGGCTAATGAGAATGCGTAACTGGATACTGAACCGCCCAAGCATAGACATCGCACTCACCCTGTACCGCAGGGTAAAACCGTACGACAACAGCAACCACCCCACGACACAACCAATACCCACCTACACATGGGTGGTAGTGCGTGAAGGCAAGCACCCATCAACAAACAAGTATTGGACAGGCAGACACATGTCTACCGCCAAGACTGTTGATAACTGTTGGTCTTTGGATAAAGCAAAGGCACGGCGCTTCCAGTCTGAGCAATCAGCGAAGCATTGTGCCATGAACAGTGACGCTTGTGACGGGACACGGTTGATTTACACCCAAATCTGATAGTATTACACTCCGAGTAGCCTTGCTCCCACGGTTTCCCCTTCCTGTGGTTGAGCAGGGCTACTTTTTATTTACCTGCAATCACATCACGCTGTCTCGGGGTCTTGCCACCAAACACCCCATACCTACGAATGTCATTTGTTTCTGCTTGCATTGCTAACTGTAAACATTCACGGCGCACAGAACACAACCCACAAATCTTTATCGCTTCATCAAAGACACCTCGATGGTTCAACCCAGCAGGTATATCAGGGAAAAATATCTTGCCGTCCATACCCTTGCATGCAGCACGGTCATACCAACCTAACTCCAGTTCTTTCACTTGCGCCCCTTAGTTTTCTTTGTAGTACCCACGAATAGTTTTCTTGCTTTATGACAGAGACATTCACAGCCCTCTATCTCAAAATCTGTCCACACTTGTACTGCTTTACTGACTGTCCCGCAATGGTCACAGATACCAATATGCCCGCACGGTGGTACACAGTTACCATTCGGGAAGTCATCAGTCGTCATCATCTTCTTCAGGTTTACCACACACGAGGGGTGTTCTCCCAATCGGGAAGTCACACGGACATGGTTTACGTTCGCCCTTCTGCACCATCAGCGAACCTCACCAAGAAACTCATCTGTGCGTTTCGCATTGACCATCGACAAGCAACCGATATATCCTGCTGTGTCCACCACGGTGTCATGCGCCCATCTGCCTTCACTCATTGCTGTCCTAAGACGTGAGAGTTTGACTGACACCATGAACAAGATGGCTTGCTCTACGCTCATGCGTATACCTGTGAGTGCTTCGAAAATGTCACGGGTTTGTGTGTAATCCTCTAACGGGTGAGCGTAAGCGCTATGCCTGTCACCTGTGATGAGGTTGTGTGCTTCTAATAGAACTTCTGCACCTTTAGTTTCGTTCGCCATGGTACGGGTTTCTCCAGATAACTGCACCGCAGTTCGCTTCAACTGCTTCTTTTTGTTCATCGCTTTCATAGCAACGCATAACATAAACGCAAGGGTCAGAGCCGTCCATGAACTCTGCGTCTTCTGTAATCGTCATAGGTATCCCGTCATGGGTTGAGCATACGGGTGGTGTGGTGAACCCTGCCCTAAGACCAATCTCTAACCATTGGTCGAAGGACAGTTTCATAATGTCCACTAGAAACTTTCTTCTTCAAGGAACGATGGTGCTCCGAACTTCTGTGTCACCTGCTTGAGTACCTGTTCGGTCTTGTCTGCGAACACGTTGTTGAAACGCATGGTCAAACCGATTTCGTCAGCCAAAATCTTGGTAGTCCACACCTTCACACCTTCTTTGTTTTCGTATGATGAGATGTCAAGTTTGCCTGTCACAATTACGCGACTGCCCTTTTCGATAGATGCTGCTGCGTGTTCTGCCATCTGCCCGAAGACAGTGACGTTGTGCCATACGGTAACTTTCTTTTCATCTTTGCCTGATGTGGTAGCAACAGAGAACGTTCCTTGTGCTAGCCCTGATTGACCGTATTTCAACTCAATTGGTTTGCCAGCGTTGCCGACAATGGTGATGGTATTCATTTCGTTTCCTCTTTCATGGGATGGATGTTGTTTGTTGTGCTATTCCTATCACGCCCAAGACAAACATGGGTTGGTGGTTCGGAAACTTTTACATGGGTAACGAGGCGCGTACTGCACCTGTCGCATACCCAACTTGTTGTGTGTCGCCCCTTCATGGTCATCTAGTTTAGGGCTTGATAGCCCAAGGTCCCCAGCCGAAACCGTAACGGTCTACACCGTACTGGTAGATGGCTAGTCCTGCTGTAAGACAGGTCGCAGGGTTGAATAGGTCTGCTGGTTTAGTGATAATTCCTCGTTCGGTCAGCCATGGTGTCCAAAACCCGTTCAATTGGAGCAGGCAACGGCTTCCCCCGTTAGGGTCTTCACGGTTGAATGCTTGTCGCAACCCCCGACTTTCTCTATATATCACATAATCGAGGGTACGCATAGCGTCTTCCTTCCAACCAACCTGACGGGCAAGTGTCCACCACTGTGGAACTTTGGCGTCTGCTGGTATTGGCAATTGTTTTTCCCTTACTGAACGAATGTTGTTGGTTGAGGATGGCATTTTCTTTGTTGTCTCATCTGGTGCTTCTGCCATTGCTACCGTTCCCCCTGTTACCCCTAGAAATATAAGTACTGCTGTCAAAATCTTTAACATTTATTCTCCTAATCGTAGGTGGATACTGACATCAACTCCTTAACCTGCTCTGGGTATATAAGAAAGCCTTTCGCTGGGTTGTCTGAGTGTTCCGCCGCTACCAACTGTCTGAGTTGATTGACGTTATGTTTGAGGTAGCGTTTCAATCTGCGTACTTCAATTATAACGAATGCGTTGGGCGAGAACAAATACACCCACCATTTCGCTTGTGTTACCTGTATTCCGCTTGGCTTCCAGCCTGTATTGCGTGGGTTCTGTTCGTACTCTACGAAGATACGACCATTACGGTATCTGTCATACTTCACTTCGAAAGAACCTTGACTTAAGTCTGAAAGAAACTGCAAAACAATTTCTTCGCCTTGATGTCCGAACTCTAAATCTTTTGTGAAGTCAAACTGTTTGATGTCGTGTGATGGTACGTAACCTTCAGTACGTTCAGCCATTAGTAGCCTGCTTGCTTCAACAGTTTCACTAAGTCTTCTAAACGGACAAGCGCATACTGGTCGGCAGGGTTGCCATAGTTACGGCGTTTTGCCACGACTATACCTATCTCTGCGTTCGCGTTCACTCGTTCGTTCTCGGCTTCATGCAACCATCCAGAAAAGTTGAGTGTCTTCTGGTTCTTGCATTCCCACACAAGACGCGGGTCTGTACCTGCGATGTCGCCCTTGTCTAGCGTGCCATGCAACGTGCGTCGCTCGACATGAGGGTAAAAGTTCTTCAGGTAGTTGACTACGAACGTTTCAAAACTAGTTCCCTTGGCTCGTTCCTTGGACATTCCTCACCTCCTGTTGTAGCAGTTGGCGAAGCAAAGCACTACGCCCTACACCACGGTCATTGCACAGTTGTGTTAGGACTTCGTGTTGTTGTGCGGTGATACGCAACGCAATCATTTTTACTGAACGGTCTTTACCTGTTGGGTCTACGGTTCGTTTGGCAGCCATCACAACCCCGTCTTCAGGATGGTGAAGGCGTCACGCAACAGTGGCAACTGTGACTGCATGATTACCCCATCCCAGTTGAGTTGGGCTTTCGATGCAACAATCGCTGGGTCTAAACCAACTTTGTCGCAGGCATCTACGAATTGTTTTACCTGCTGTTGGGTGAGAGCCTTGTCTGGTTCTACCTCTGCTGGTGTTTCAACCTTTGCAACCTTTGGTGTGACAGCCTTGCTACCAACCTGTGTCTTTGCTGGTGCATCGTCTGATTCCCATTCCTGCTTGGTCCATAGTGCGAGGCATACACCGAAGCGCATAGCCGCATTACGAATAAAGTCGGATGCTAATTCTTTGAGCAGGTCAGGTTTTGATGCTTGGACTGAGCCGATACCGAGACGGCGTACACCGTGAATGGTCATCCATCCAGCCATGTGTGCCATGCCGTTCTCTACACGGTACGCAGGTAAGCCGTTTGCGTCAAAGGCAACTGGTTCCCATGTCCATTCGCTGTCGATTTCAATGAGCATCTTGGTGACGTCAGCATGTCCCACGAAATCAAGTGACGTTCCACCACGTGGTAGTTTGCCAACAATCTTTGGGTCTGGTACGCCATACTTGCCGAGTACTTCTTCTAATTTCATGCTCGTTCTCCCTTCAAGAGAAGTGTTCTATTGGTTACTTGCTTACTGTATTTATCTGCTATTGCTGGTTCCATCGCCTTCAGGGTCTTGATGTCAAGTGACTGCCAAGTCTTTCCCTTCCATGTGGCAACGACAGTTCCGTTTACCGTAGCGTATTCATTGGAACCAATCAAGTCGCAAAGTTCTGCTTTCAACTGGTCTTCAAGTACGCCAAGTTCTTTCAACTCTTTCTTCACCTGCTTCAGTCTCATCACCAAATCAACCGTGTCCTCTGGTAGTTCTACGGTGGTGTTAGTTGGGCGCTGGTAGCGGGTAGAGATAGTTTC